CTGATCTACAACACCTTTGTAGAAATTTACAACCAGGATAAAGAGGACCCTATGTCACTATAAAGAAATATGATCCATATGTTAAGAAACAATGAAAAACCCCACCAAAAGGTGAGTAAAAATAAAATTTTCTTAACATATAGAAAATACCAAATATGGATATATATGTTTTCACCTTTATAGTGAGTATTTGGTTACTTACGTAACCGGAAAGCGGAATGGTGTCACAACCCTTCTAAGAAGTGGGGCACCAATCAGATAACCAAACGAAAAGTCGTCACCAGCAGCAGTATAATACAGAACTTGTTTAGCATTAGTACTTGATGTTGCACCTGCATCAAAAATCACCTTATTTCTGATAGCATACGAATCAGCATTAGAGAAATTAGTTCCATCAGAAACACATTGTATTGGTGTATCTGCATAATAAGGAGCAGTAATCTCACATACTTTATTCGTAGAGCCATCACAAAAATGTGAAAAAGTTGAATTGATATCAAAAACATCTTCAGGTGGAGAAGTAGAAGTTGCAAAAGCTGGAGGCTCTACATTACCATTCACATAAGTAATTGTAGAAAGTCTAGCTTGATTCATAAAATTTTGAATTGCAGAATCTCCAGTATTTGCATCTCCAACATAGGCTTTGTATCTTCTAGAACCTCTCCAAAACCTATAAATCTTAGAAATGTATTCAATTGGTGAAGTACAATTTGTATATGAACCAACGAGAACACCCTTACTAAGATAAACATTAATCTTTTGAGGAAAACTAGTAGATGTCAAAGACCCAAACCAAGCAGGATCAAAAGTGACAGAAAATGGTGTAACAGAATTTGCAGTAGCTACTTTAAGACAATAAGGAACGAATCTTCTAGTCAATTCACGAAGATTTGAAACTGATTCTCCAATAGTAAGTGTTTTAGAGTCAGCAAAAGCATTTTGTGACTTAAAAAGTGAACAAAATTCAGATCCATCAAGTTGTGTCATATGATCTGAAGCAGGTGTAATATTTTGAAAAGCCTGTGCCTCCGGAAGATCTTCTTCCGAAATATCTTCCTCTGTATTTGGAGGAACGTCCTGTTCAACAGAAAGATATTCTGCAAGAAGTTCATCAGAAATAGCAGGTATCTCAATATCAACTACTTCACGCTTAACTCTAGATTGTAGTGTAGCAGGAGCAGTGGAAGCTTTTGAAGGAACAAATGATGACATCATTGGAACAGCAAATTCCATATCTCCAGAAGATACCCATGTTAAGATATCAACAGTATTAGAAGCAGCACCTGCAACACGCAATTGATTAAGAACCTCAATTTGCAAAACACCAGTACAAAATTGCATATTGTTACTTCCAAAAAGAGAAAGAGAAGTAGTTGATGGTCCAAAGGGATTTACTGAAACGTCACTAAACAAGTCACAATTCAACCAGGGTTTTGAGGAAACAAAAGGAATTTCAACATCAATTTCAGAGGATACAGATAAATCAAGAATCCAAGAATATGCATTATCTGCTGGATAAGTAACAGAAGTTGTGACAGCACCTGGGTGATATGAAATTCGCAATCTACCTGTATGGAATCCTGTTTTTGAAACTGAGATTCTATATCGCATCGTACCATGCCAATATCTAAACATTGAAGTAATATATGCCAATAAAGAAGGTTGAAACAAAGTACCTGAAACTTTACAAATACCAGGGCTAACAAAAATGGAATAGATCTTGCCAGTTGCTGTATTAGACCAAGCATCATTCCGCAGGTAACAGGATTTCTTGCAAATATAGTTAATATCCATTTCATCAATAGAAGTACCAAAAACGCCTGGGTTAATACCAATAGAGTTATCAGGAACAGCGGCAAGTGCAACAGAACAATCTTGACCAGTGATATGAGTAAAACCTTTTGCTGGAAGTGGATAAAAAGGTTGGAGAGCCTGAACATCTACAGGTTTAGAAAAGCCTGCAGAAGCTAAAGTTCCAAGTCTTTGCATCCAATTCAAGGGAGAAATCAAGCTAGAAAGCATTGGCAATTTAGACATTGAACGAATAGTTTTATAAGCATTTGTAACAACACCAGTCATAGCTACTATTTCAGATTCTGAAGCTTGAGCTCTAGGGAAATTCTTATACCATTCATCTTCTTTACTATCTGATGATTGAGAAATTACAAAAGTATCAGGAGTATTTAGATTAGCAATATATTTAAAGAGAGTTCCAGTAATAGCACTAAATTTAAGAAGAACTCCAGATACAGTATTAGAATTAATAGTAACTGTAGGACCAGGAGATATGGTATATGTGGTTTTAGCATATGGAGGATAGATAAGAATTTGCTTATTGGCAGGTCTAAATGAAACAAGATATCCACTAAGAGGACGTTCAGTATTGAGAGGAATTTGTGCAACATTTGGAATGGAAAGCAAAGTGCTAGTGATAATACTAACATTGGTTTGATAAATATAAAGAGGTGAATCAATAGACAATGAATATTCATCAAGCCAACCAAAAGTTGAAGTAGCAGCTGAAACAACACTTGTTTCAAAATCAGTGCCAGTCATACCTGATACCAAAAATCCAGATAAACCTAAAGGAACAGATTCAGTGAAAATTTTACATTGAGTATCAGTTGTTGTTTTAAGAGCAGAAATTCTCATTCCGACTGGTAACAATATAAAATTTCCTGTGGTAGTAACTATGAGAAGAGTTTTTACCAATGTAGCTTTGTTAGATCTATTAAGCAATAATAGTTCATTATTCCAAACAGGACTATTTATCTCAGTACTATTAATACCAAATACATCATTAGGTCCAATAGCATAATATTGACTTGGCAAAACTCCTCTTTCAACGCCAGTTGGCATAGTAAGATCAATATTCTCAAACCAAGCAAAAACTGAAATTGAAGCATCTGCAATTGTAAGTGGAGAAAGAACTGTGAGAAATAAATCTCCCATAGTACCTTCTCCAGTTGTCAAAGAATAATGTGAATTGGGTGCACAATATGGAATTGTAAATTCAACTGGGACACCAGATGCAACATCAAGTTCTACTCCTGGATAACCAGTCTTAGCAGCAAGATTGTCAGCAGCTGTTTGAGTTCCATTTCCAAGTTCATATGGTGAAAACCAAATCCACAATTTGCCTTGGGAAAAAGCTTGAGCATTAACCATAATCCTAACTTTAACATCAGCTTTAAAATAAGTAAAATTTTGCAATTTTCTAACAATGTTAGGAGACTTATTTAAAATAGCATCAGGAAAAGCAAAAATTGAATTAGTCAATGAATCAGTGGGATAGGTATTCTGAAGCTTTGAAGTACTCCAAAGAGAACTAGAATCTGTCAATAGTACAGGTCTTGACAAAATATCAAGAATGCCATGAGTTCTAGTTTCTTCAGCAAAAGAACGCCAAGGGGAATAGGAAGAAATTTCTGGTTTAGCACCAGAAACGAGGGATGAATCATCAGCAAATGTAGCTAGCTGATGTGTCTCGAGATTGCCCGTAGGGACATTAACTTGTTCTCCTGTATTCATAGCAACCCAAAATGGTTTGAAAACCCCCAAAAGTCAGGTTAAACTTAAGGTCAAAATTTGTCGGATTAGTAGCCTATATTTTAGAACCCACACACTAATCAATAGATTTTACTCTGGTTCTACCTTACTAAATTGAATCTAAATTACTAAATTTAGGGGCAACTTGGGACCGGGCTTTGCTGCTCATCATTAACGACAATTTAGATGAGCCCCTAGCCCAAGATTTGGGTTTCCATCATTCTTCCATACGAATTCTCAAATTGTTCGATGTATTCGTCATATGTTAGAATCATGGGTTGTTTCACCATTCTCTTCAAACACGCCTGTTTGATGAGTTTGGTAGATTTTTCGAAGACTTTTCTTCCATGAAGAGAAAGTTCCATTGCGGAAGTCTGACAGTTGACACAGCACGCATCTTCTGGATCGAGTTCACCTCGAATCCAGTTGACCATTTCCATGCACACTCCATACTCAAGAGGAGCGTTGTAGCAGTGTCTTTCTTCGTCAAATTTGAACTTTCTCTTCAAGAAAGAAACATCTTCAAGTTTTCGGAACGGAAGTGCATCAGTGGCAGAACTTTTCAATTCATCTGTGTACTCCATTCCAATTTCAGCAAAGACTTCTGACATGGTGTGTTGATTAAACCATTCAGTAATCCTCTCTGAAATATTCAAAACATTGTCATCGCCGTAGGAAATCATGGAAACGTTCTCATTGAAATCCTTCATGGTCATAAATTGACCAGCTTTTCTTGCGCACATCACAAAAACAATTCTGCAAACAACAGAGTTGTAAAGTGAATTCAAGATAGCAGTCAAAGGATGACCAGAAGGATGTCCATGAGTCCAGAAGTAGATGTTGTCAGCTTCAATGTGAATTGAATTGATCAATTCTTTCCACAAGATTGTTCTAATCTGTCTGTTGTCTTCTCCATCATCATACCATTCATTAATGGCATTTCCAATTTCTTCCAAAATCTGAAGAATCAAGGTTCCGTCAAAGTTGCCAAAGTCTCCAGCAACAACTCTTTCACCCTTCTTCTTGAGATGAACGGCCAATTGAGTCCAGTCATAGGAATAAGGATTGATTCCAACGGCGACTTCATTGTCAATTCGATGTTCAGCCAAATGAGCGCAGAATCCAAGAAAGTATTTCCGAGCACACACAACAAAATCCATAGGTCCAGCAGCAAAGACTCTTGTCTTTCCAACACGAACCTTTTCCAAAGGTCTTCTTTCATCTTTGAGTGTGTCAATCCAAATGGTTGGGAATCTCTCATTCCTCAAAGCCATTTCTTCTCTTTCATCAATTGCTTTCTTGAGTTCTTCATTCATTTTGTATTCTCCATTTTCATCGGCAGTCCATTTCATTTTCCCTTTTCCACTACGATTGAGAACCCATGGAAATCCGGGTGAAGAACCTCTGTTCAGAGGATTGGAATAGATGTCATCCAACACTCCACTCAAAGCTTCTTCATTCGTCAGAACTCTTTTTCGTGTCCGATCATTTGTTTGATGAATTCTCAAAACGTCATTGACAGCAGCTTTGATCAATTTAGTTTCCATAAATGGTGGAATCTTTCCAGTTTTCTTCAAACCAGCTAAGACAGGATCATGCAATGTTCCATCAGGCAAGACAACTCTTCTGCTCAAAACTGCAGGTGCTGAAATAGGTTCAAGAACTTCTCCATAGATTGCAGATCTTCTCAAAGCAGTTTTTGAAGGAGAAGCAATCATTGCAACTGATTTCAAAGCTGGTGTGAAGTCTCCCTGAGGAATGGAAGAAAGCTCAGCATCCTTCTTTTCATAGCGTGACAAATCCAATGAAATTTGTGCCTCCAAGGGAACATCTTTCAAAGCATCAGTAATATCTCTTACGTTAAGAGGGATAGCATAACCTTTTCCAGCAGCATCACCAGCAACATGAACTCCAATGATCTTCTTTGGAAGATAATTGCTCAAAGCGACGAGCAAAGATCCACAATCTCCGTTTGTGGTGTTCATGATGTATTGGTAATGCTTTCGCATTTTTCTTGTTCCTCCAAGTGCATTTCGATCAATGTAAACAATCTCATTGTCAACAGCAGTTGCCGTAGCAAAACGTTGATTGAAAATGTTTCTCTCCTTGATAATTGTTGGTGTAATCAACATTGATGGAATAGAAGTGAACTTCCCCATTGTTTCAGAATCAGCAATTGAAGGAATGATATCCTGATGATCATGAACAACACTAGGGAAAATCAAAATCATGAGATCTCTTTCTTCTCCATTCACATCTTCCAAAATTTTGAATCGCAATTCAGAAATTGGAATGACGTAACCTTCAGGCTTAAAAGGTCCATCAATTTTGATTTCGCCAGACGATCTCATTGCAAGAACAGGTTTCAAATGTCCAACAGTGATGGCAGTTCTGCCACGAACAAAAACACAGTTCACATGCATCTTCCAATCTTCTCCTGATGTGGCTCGAGTTGAAATCATGTAAGTGTTCACATAAACTTTGCGACTCAAAGTCATAGCGTTAGGATCACTTGCAAGTTCTGATGTAATTTCTTTGTCAGAATGCATCGCCTTGGAAACGTAATGCTGTAAGAATTCTTGTCCATCAACATTTGATTCTTCCATAATTTCTTCCAAAAAATTCTTAAAATTGTCTTGAACAATGGGTCTTGGATTATGTGTTGTAATGTTGTCACCCGATTGAGAATTTTCAACTTTTGGTCTTTGTTGATGTGTTGTAACATTATCTCCTGATTGAGAATTCTCAACCTTCGGTCTCTGTTGATGTGTTGTGACATTGTCTCCTGATTGAAACTCGGATTCAGCCTTGCGACACTTAGGACAAACATGTTGATACTTCATGGATTCTTCTTCAGTTTTAATTGTGTGTCCATGGAAGTAAGACATTCCACATTTCTCACATTTGTGAGAATGTCGTACAAACGTTCCAAGCGGAAGTCCTTCATGTTTGTGAGACAAGTCAACTTCAGCATTTTTCAATCCTTTCAACGCATCATGATAAACCATGTAAGCATGTTCGTATCTAGCTTTTGCAACTTGGTATTCAGTCATTTCATCAGATTTTGATGCAGAATAACATCCATACAAAGTAGCAAAAGCAAGAGCAAAATAGCTCAACATGGTCACGATCCCAGTGTTTTCAGCACACCAATTTGCACAAAGTTTCAAAAACTCAACCCCACCATCTCTGATAGTTTTCAACTGAGTCATCACATTTGAAGTGAATTTTTGAGTTTGTGTTTGTTCGATGATTTGAAAAGCAAAGAAGCAATCATAGAGAACAACATCTCTGTGTTGTGTTCGATTCAGGATGTATTTCAGAAGATCTTTTTCACATCCCTTTTGAAATCCAAAATCCATGTTCTTCAAATCTGGATGCCAACATTTGGAATTCTGACAGACAACATCTCCAGAATGAAAGAAGTCAATTGCTTTTTCAGGCTCAGAAAGAATTTGTTTAAATTCTGGGCGTGCAAAAGCAATTTGCGTTTTCAATGAAAGAAAACTCAAATGTTGCGACAAGAACTTCACAACACGAGACCAATCGCCGTCACAAACCTCCAAAGCTTCAAACAAAGCATCCTGAAAATCCACAAATCTCAAATTCCAATTGTGTTCATGAGCTTCATGTGAATAGACAAGACAATTTGTTTCATCCTTGACCTCCTTGTGTTCAACTTTTCGATTCCATCTGTAGTGATTGTATCTTGCAGATTTTTGCAAATTTTCAGGAAAAGAAGGAACACAATTTTGTTCAGCAACACAATCATGGAATTCATCTTCAAGAGATTGTGCTTGAGGAACAAAATCACCAAGTGTGAAATGCTTCACCGTTTCAACCTTGAACTTTTTGTCCAATTGTTCCTTGATTTGTGTTAAATCAACTTGTAAAGGAACTTTCATGTAATCAGACAAAATAGTTGTAAGTTCAAAATGACGATTCATCTTCTTGGCATACTCAGTGCAAACAATGTGTTGCAAGCTTTCATAGCTGATCCAAATGGGACAAGGTTGTCCATTCCTCCAAAGTCGGCATTGATAGATTTCTGGAGTCAAAGGTGATTTGAAATTTGCAATGACTCTTTCAACATCCAATTTTTCTGAACCTTCTTTTCTCCATTCTGGTTTGACACTGACTTCAACTGAAAGATCAATTCTTCGATTAAAAGCATCTCTTGAAATCAATGATTCAATTTGGTATTCGCGTGTATTTGATGAAAGCAAGACACATTTTGATGAGAAATATGTTTTGTCTTTTTGTTCCAAAGCAGCCATGTGCAAGCACATAGGTGCCAGATTTCCAAATCGAATCATTTCCATGAACTCAATGTTTGGTTTTGCCTGTGAATCTCTCAATTGTCCAAAATCATCGTACAAAACGATGAGTTGATTTCTGTAACCATCAAAAAATTCTTGTTCAACATTTCTTGGATAGATTTGATTCGCCCAATCATCTGAAACGGTTCCATCACCTCCACTAAGAATGTCTTCAGTTTTCAAGATGTCTCCAGAAAGCAAGTACATCATTCCTGATTTTCCAACTCCAGAATCTCCCCACAATTGAACGATGAGGGGTTCAACTTTTGGTCCAGAGCAAAAAGCTCCACTCTTGCTGACTTTGTCATTCAATGCAGAAATGATTCGATGACAATTTTCAATTGCTCTTCTCATTGGCATTTCCAACTTTAAGTGTGCACTTCTTGTAACAAAAGTGACACCTTGAAGGTACAGTCTTTCAATCTGACGACACAAAACTGCATCGACTTGAATTCTCTCAATAACATCATTGCTAGAGATTTTTGCGACTTCAAGAGACCATTGTTGAACTCCATCAATGAATTTTGTTGCTTCTCCAATGTCTCTTGAATATCCAGTGAAATACTCGTAACAATAGTCATAAAGAAATCCAACGAGTTTTGCAAGTCCCTTCCATGAATTGTCCATTGCTCTCATGAGATTTCCGAATTTTGTAGCAGATGTAACAAATTCATCAACTTGTGATGATTTTGGAACATTTTTCAGAACCACAGTTCCAAACAAGACGGAAATCATGGTAGCAAGAGCAGTGAAAGTCTCTTTCGAGAATTCCTCATCAATGGATTGAGCTCGAGGTGCAAGAAATGCTGCAATGACAACAGGAGCGCATCGAGCAACAAGCTTCAAAGCATCATCAACATTGTCAAGAGGAATATCAAAAGAAAGGAAGAAATCCAAGAAGGCAAGAGAAAGAACATTTATGTTCCAGTTTGAAACATAGCAGATTCCGATTTTTGCGACAAGTGATAAAACTTTCTTCAAGCTCTCTCCAGTGAATGTGTTTTTAGCCAGTGTTGAAAGTTGTTCGATGATTGGTTGAATGTCGATTGTGTGATTGACATTAAAGTCAAAGAGTCCTTGTGCTTCTGGAACAAATGATTTCCATGTAGGAAAGTGTTTCTTCATGACTTCATTCATGTATTTGTTCTTTTGTGCAATAGCATCAGTAACCATCAATGGTTCGATTTTAGAATAAATTTTGCGAAAATCATTTTGGTTAATGTCCAAATAGACTTCTCTTTTTCCAATTTTGGTTTGAATTTCGAACACTTTCAAATTGTGTCTTTGTGGTTTGTGATACCAACAAATGAATTTTCCACGAACTGAAATCATCTCCAAAACTTGACAATCATAGTAGTCTGAAGCAAGAACCTTTCTTGTCAACATTCTTCTCCTCTGTGAATCTCCAGTTTTCCACCAATTTTCGAATTGTCCATGATTCCAGTGATGTTCGCATCCAGCACATTGAGCTTCAGGCTTGACATTGTAGATGGAATTAACAAATGTCAAATCATCGTAGATGAGGAATTTTGAAATACTCCAGTAATTTCCATCCTTGTGATTGGACATACAATGATTGATTCCAGCTTCCAAGTTTCTAAATCCAAAAGAGCAGAAGGAACAACGACAAGTTCCAAGCATTTTGCAATAATGATTTTGCAAATCTTGTCCACAAAAACACTTCAAGTCAGTCATTCCAATACAACCATTGAATTGAGTGTGATTGTAAAAGGCCTGTTTTGATTTAAATGTTTTAGTGCACAAAGTGCATTTCACTTCTGTAGAACAAAGAGTAATAGGACCATTAATGGTTTGGACAGTCATAGAGTCGAAGAATTTTGAACAAGACATTTTTAAACTTTTATGAACGCTTTATGAATTATACTTAAATTGTAACCATAAATAGAAATAAATTTTAAAAATGGCAGCAGTTTATGGTAGTAAGTAAACTTGCTTCCAGAAAAACTCGGAGACTAACGCTTTCCAACGTCATAATATGTATTGTTACACTACAGAACATTATATGTTAAAACTGTTTTGATAATATTACTTGCCCACATCATACTGATGTACTATACACAGTATTGTCAAAAATTAGAGGCATGCTTGCGGCCAAATGGACAGATTACTAATCTGCTACCCACTCTTTTATCTGCATAATTTAAGACACTGCTTCAACACTCGGATAGGTACGTAATATTGTGTAAATGTTAGTATTTTTATTCATCTCATATTAATTTATCAAAGAAATATAAGACCCCGTTCAGTAACGAGTATTTTTATTTTTATTTTTATTTTGAAGCCCGAAAGCCGAATTATATAAATATTAATAAAATTTAAGGGGCTTTTCACAATTTTATAACATAAACATAATTATTTTAAAGGTCTAAAACTAGACATTTAATAAAGACACTAGATTAAATTCTCGCAACAGGGATCCATGATATATAATACTTCTTCCAACAGACGTCCATCTTTAATTACGTAGTGTTTTAAAATTAGGTGTAAGGTTTTAGGCCTT